CCATTGGTGCTTGCTCTAACCTTATTGTCTGTGCAGGTGCTGCTTGAGTTGCTTTCTCTATAAGCATCTCCATGTCTTTCTTAGATATATTTGCTCCTCCTCCTGATGCTGCATTCTTTTTCTTTTGTCCCGCTTCGACCCCAAAAGTAGCTAAAACTCCTGTGAAGACCGAAGCTATGAAAGTTGGATCAATATTATCCTGTTTTGATAGACCAGGAAATTGAACGTAATTTAATGTTAATATTCCACCTGCCCAGATTAAAATCCCAAGTCTTACAAAAGTACTTAGAATCGCCATCTGTTCTTCTTTATCGTCTACTGCCTCTTTGAGTTTACCTAAAGGACCTTTAGGTTTTACTTCTTCTTTTTTAACTGATTCAGTCATACCGTTAAATACCAGGTAGCTTTATTTAGTTATCAACACATTTAACGTGAAATTATGGGATCACCATCGTCATCTTCATCTTCTTCTTCGGGTGTGAACACCATCAACTCCTCTCCGTACTGTACTCCTTCCATTTCTGGGTGAGGTGCTGGCATTCGATATGCTCTCATCGCATCATCATAAGATTTTACTGGTTTCTTATCGAAAGTGTTCAATGTTGACCTCATCATCATAAAAAAGTATACGCAAGTCATACCAAAGACTGCTGCAAACCCCATGAGGTATATAAAAACTGTTATATCATTCATCTAAATTAGTCCTAATGAACCTGCTGTTATTCCTATACAGATAAAAAATCCAAATTCTACTAGTTCTCTACTTCCAGATGGAATTGAATTTATACCCTTATTTAAATTTATCCAAATGCGATTCATTTATGACTAATTGTTAAGTTATATTATTTAGTATCTCTAACAGACGGGAAATATGTTAACTGTAAAGAGTTTGCCTCATCAAGTTTTCCTTCGTCTCTGAGTCTTTTGATTTGTTCATCAATGGTTTTTAAAAATTCCTTTGAATGAGCGTTAGTCATCTGGTCTTGCCTTAAATTGTACAGATAAGATGTCTTCATACTTATAAGTTGGTTCAAACCACTCTAGGTATTCTAAAGCGATTGCGAAACCATCAACTACATCTTTATTATCAGAACTCTCGCATAGAGTATGTATACGTTTTAATGCCCAGTCACGATTTAAATGAAGAGTTTTCTCCAAAGTTTCCATAATCTTTTCTCATGTAGCGACCTAGAATGTTACTATTATAGTATAGTGGTGATCCATCGTCAAGTGATTCAGATAGAACGTTGTTCAAAAATAATTGTCTAGTCTCTTCGTAGTTACAATTCCCTTTTGTGGTATGTAAACTCAATATTTCTCTTCTAAAGATCTCTTTTCCGTATAATTTGAGATCATCTTTTAATTCTGGGCAAGATCCGTAATACTTTTTCCAATCGGATTCTTGTTTTTGTTTTCTTTTTTTACCTTTGGGTGTTCTAAATGCCCAAAAGTATTTGCGACCAATGTATTGACGATTGATTATGGTATTTGTAATACAATAGACAAATCCATAATAGTCCTTGATGTCTCCACTGGTGAATATATCACCATCAAAAGTCCAAGGATTATCATATACCTCATTATTTATATCAATCATGATGTAGAAATAGGTATTTTATCTATTTTTTAGTTTAAAATCCTCAGTCACACCAACACCAGGTTGATAGTTCTGAGGATTTTTCTTTGCGAGTTCTACTGACTTTAGACCACCGATGATGTCAGCACGATTAATAATAGATTTCATTAATAATTTCCAGTATTTAAATCCTTTAGCATCTTATTTTTTTTCTGAATATTATCCAATGTGCTGCCTGGTGTAAATTCTCCATCATTATCCATCTTTTTCTTATTCTGGAACATTTTTCTAATTGCATTTAGTCCCATTCCACCTAAAGTTAATACTCCTGCAGTTCTAGCGACGTTTGCTGCTAAGTTCTCATCTAAAGCAACAATCTCTTGAATAGTTTCACTATCCATTTGACCCATTACGTAATGTGCTTCCTCTACTGTTTCTGCATGACCTTCAGATAAAACATATCCTAATACAATATGATATGGTTCATATGCTTCAACTTTATTATTCATATTTGCTACTTGTAAATCATACTTTTTACGCTGATTTTTAGAAATTACACCCAACTTATCACCCTTTTTAATATTAGGACCCATATCAAATTGTGCTATGGTATTTACAGTTGAACGGGTTACTTGTGTTTTACCATCATCAGCAGTGTAGGTATTTGATCTACTATACTTATTAAGATCAGTATCCTTTAATTCACCAGATTTTACTAACGCTCTTGATTGCTTTTGATTTGTACTAAATGTAGCAGGAGAAATTTTTGGTTTAACTTCATTAGTTTGAGCACCTTGGACACCTTGAGCACCTGTTGGTTTAATTCCACCAAAATCCTTTATGGTAACTTCTTTACCCTTCCTTGTGTACTTACTCATAGCATCAAGGTCTATCTCATTCTTTTTAACTGTATTATTTTGAGGACCTTGACCACCTTGAGCACCTTGAGCACCAGTTACGGTAGAAGATTGAGCACCTTGACCACCTTGTGCACCTGATACCGTTACATTATCATTATTGCCTCCTTGTGCACCTTGAGCACCAGTTACGGTAGAAGATTGAGCACCGTTTCCTTGTGCACCATTATTATTTTTTTTCTCATTTTTTTTATCTACATTTACTTTATCTTCGGGGTTTCTACCAAAGTTTCTGAAAAAATTTTGAACTTTTTTACTAAAAATCTCTTCATTCAGAGAATTACTTTTCCTATAGTCTTCAACTACCTGTTGTATTTCTTCTGGAGTCATCATTACTTATCTCCTGGTTTTTTATTCTGGAATCCTCTCAAGAAGTTTGCAGGATTCAATTGAGCAGCAATACCATGTCCTATGTTAGCTAAGTTACCCTTCACAGGAGATCCTACACTGGTGTCTGCCTGATTTGCAACATTTAATCCAAGTGCGTTTGTTATATTTCTTCTGATTGAACCCACTGCCCTTTTAGGATTTACACCTGGAATTTTATTTACTTGCTTTGATAAGAATTTCATTATGTTTCCTCTCTGCCCCTTCAAACCATATCCAGTGAGTGTCTTCAATCCTTTTTGTAGAAACTCTTGTAAATCTTCGTTCTCTTCAAGAACTCCAACTGTTTCACTTAGTGCTATTTCTTCACCAAGTATTTTTGATATTGCTTGCTCACCTCTCTGCATGTTCAGAGTCATCTCAGTCATGATTTCTACAACTGCATTTAGTTGCTCATCACTGTAATCATTTTTAGATTCTGATAAGGCATACGCATAGTTCAATCTTATTTCATCTTCACTTAAATATCTCTCAACAAGTTCCCCTTCGGGTTCATACATTTTACTATACAAAGAGTTTATATCTCTTATCTGACTTGGCGATAAAGATTCCATTACTTTAAAAAATTCTGTCTTCTATCTATTTATTACTTTTTATCACTCTTGTTTCTACCAAGATTAGTTAAATTTAAATTTTTGACTTTGCTACTAACATCATCTTTGAATTTTTTGAATGTTTTCTTGCCTGGTAATTTTATTTCACCAGTAGCGAGTTGTCTACCTTTCTTGTATAGATAATCACCTGCTTTTGATCCTAAATTATATCCAGCGATAGCACCACCAGTTCCTAAAGCAAAACTTCCAAGACCTCCTCCTGCAAGAGTTCCTAGTGTAGCACCAAGTGCACCACCAAGATATCCACCTGCACCTTTAGCGATTCCCCCTAATATTTGACTTGTTCTACTTCTTCCTAATCTTCTCTCATCTCTTGCCTTATCAACAGCATCTTTTGCAGCAAATGCACCACCAGCAAATCTACCTAAACCTTTGAATATCTTACTTCTTAATGCTTTTTTACTTACATCAGTCAAGACTTTGTTAGTTCCACTTTTACTACCACTAACTGTAACATTAGATGATGGGGTGATGAATTTTGATTTATATTTTGGATCTGGTTTTACACCAGTACCAACTAAAACTCTATCAAGAAAAGACTTAAATTTCTTTGGATTAGTTACATTAGTTGTAACTTGGGGTTTTGTTGTTTTTACTTTACCACCAGATGATGAAGAACTCACACCCTTATAATCATTAACTGTTATTGGATTTTTAGTATTTGTTACATTAGTTGTTACAGTGCCTGTATTTTTTGTAATGTTTGTTTTACTTGGAGTTATTGATACGTTGGTGCCTGGTGTCTGTTGTTTTACTATTTCCCTTTCCAATTTAATTTCACCTGGTGTAGCTTTGAATACTACTTTTCTACTACCAGAGATTTTTTTAGAAACTTTTCTAGTTTTTATGTCTGATGATTGTCCTTCAAGTTGCTTGCTTGGATCTGCCTTTCCCAAACCTTTTCCAACTTTTTCTGAATCTGATAATTTATTTATCTTTGCAATGGTTTTTTCCGCTTCATTTTTTGAAGCGTAAATGTTACCATCTTTACCGACATATGATTCTTTTAGAAATGCTTCAAAGTTTTTCACTATCTTCAGACACTTTTTTAGTATTTATATCATATGATTCGTATGCATCATAATCACCAAATAACCAAGCATCTGCCTTAGCTGCTTCACGATATGCTTCAATACTCATATCTTTCAAACCTTTTACTTCTGATTCTGTTTCAATGATTTTAACTCTGGGTTGAGTATATCCGTCCCACTGTTTATGAATTTCTTTCACTTGCTCATCCACACTTGCCATTTCCATCTGTATCTTACCTTCTATCCATATCTTTTTCAACCAAGCAACAATACCTAATGCAAGATGTTGGATATATGGGTTCTTAAATTTCTTCTTAACCCATCTCTCTGCCTTTGCATACCAAGGATCTACACCCTTACCAAATTGTTTCTCAAAGTTTAAACCCACTGAATGTGTCTTTTTTGACATCTTGTTTGATTCCTCCAACAATGTAAGATTCGACTTCTGTTTCCTGTGGTGCAACCTGCAATCCCTTTGAGGAAATCCAATGCTGTGTCCAAGGTAATGGATTATTCTTAAGAGGAATATCATAGATTGGTTTTAAACCAACGATCTTCATTCTCTTATTTGCAATCCATTCAACATACTGATGTAATAATTTATCATTCAGACCTATCATACTACCATCTTTGAAAAGATATTCTGCCCATCTCTTCTCCTCATCAACAGTTCTTTCAAATGTTTTGATCAACCAAGGTTCTTCTTCCTTTGCAATCTCAACCATATCTGGATCGTCACCATTTCTCCAGTTCTTTAAGATTGTTTGAGTTATTGCCAGATGCTGGTTCTCATCTCTAGCAATAAGCGATATGATTTTCGCAGATCCTTCCATGAGTTTAAGCTCACCAAAAGCAAAACTACAAGCGAAAGATACATAAAAGCGGATACCTTCCAAAATGTTGACATTAGCGACTGCCCTATAAAGTTTTCTTTTTAAATCTTTTATTTCCATTCTAGCGGAGATATGACCTCTCATATCACCCTTCCACCAGTTACTTTGATCATACTGATGTGCTGAGTTGATAAAGTCATTATATGCGGATGTAACACTCTCTGCTCTTTCTAAGATTCTATCATCCTTCAAGATAGTATCAAATACTTCTGAAGGATCAGAGTATACGTTCTTGATAATATGAGTGTAGGAACGTGAGTGAATTTGTTCCATAAACTCCCATACACCCATACATGCTTCTAGTTCTGGAAGAGAACAGTATGGTGAGAAAGCCATACCAGGACCACGACCTTGAACTGAGTCAAGCATCACTTGATACTTAAGGTTACTTGTAAAGATGTGCTTCTGTTCTGGACGAAGCATTTGATAATCACTTCTATCCTTCTGTAGAGATACCTCTTCTGGTCTCCAAAAGTATCCTAACTGTGTAGTTGTAAGTCTCTCAAAGATTGGATACTTGTAGGAATCGTACCTCTGAACACCTAAAGGTTTACCAAAAAACATAGGTTGTTTCTTGGTATCCACTTCGTGTGAATTAAATACCGTCATAGAATTTACCACTGGTCTGTCCTCTGAGTTTACTCTAAAGTTTACACGACTCACAGTCTTCTTCCTCCGAACTTAAAATGTTTGAAACTAGGTTATCTAATTGAGGTGTTTCCTCAATTTCATCTGTCTTGATATCATATGTATTCTGATAGTAACTTGTCTTCCAACCATATTTGTATGTGGTCAAGAAATCTTGAGCCATTACAGATACTGGAACTTCGTTATCAGAATAATTTTCTGGATTATAACTCCAATTACCACTTATTGCTTGATCAAAGAACTTCTGCATCACAGCAACAATGCTAATGTATCCAGAGTTGTCTTTCATCTCCCATAGTAAAGTATAATTATTTTTCAAAGATGCATACTGGGGAACAATTTGCTTAAGAGGTCCTTTTTTTGATTTTTTAATGGACAGGTATCCTCTCGGTGGTTCGATTCCATTTGTTGCATTTGACACAACGGAACTGCTCTCCGAAGGCATCTGTGCGGACAATGTTGAGTTCCTAACTCCGTGTTCCAGTACAAGTGCTCTAAGAGATTCCCAATCATATTTCAGATCGTTTGATACAAGTTCGTCTACGTCTTTCTTATATGTATCAATCGGAAGAATTCCATT